CAAAACTTCCCATCGACTCACCATACATGTCATCCCACTTATCCAAAGAATAGTTGGTTGTGACTATCGTTGGCAAACCGGCGTTAAACCGTGCCCTAAGTAAAGCATCAAAAGTATTTTCTGCCCACCCTGAAGCGGTCCTATATTCTTTTCCTAAGTCATCTAGTATGAGCAGACAAACATCGTTTTCTTTGCCCGCCTCTCCATATAAGCCTTTGATAAGCAATTCAATAGAGTCGTCATCTTCAGACCAACTCATTTTTTGTAATCTTAATAGCTTTGGGTAATCAAGAAACATAACTGGTCTTCTTACAAAGCTAGTTGAGTTTCCCCAGACAGAAGACTCTGCTGTCAGTATGAGCTCCTGTGCTACAGCAGATGCCATCGTTGTTTTACCGTGGCCCGGGCTGCCCTGGAGTAGCAACCCAAGACCACAAGTCTTTTCCCCAAACGAACGAACTACAAGTTGTTTCTTTACTAAACCAAGCCACATTGGAATTTGATTTGGTAAATGATCTAAATCCTCTAAACGCATGCCAATAGTTTTTGCAGGAAAGTTAGCATTATTAATTTGTGCTCTCTTACTTCCTGGTAAGCCCTCTAGTGAATACATTACCCCTCCAGTAGTTTCAACATCTTTTCCTGATGTTGTTTCATAGCTTCTGCATCGCCCTCAGGTTGCTGATCGCGGTGCACAATTCCATGAACAGTTCCGTAGTATGCCACAAACCGACGCCACAATGGCTCACCGATTCCAGCATCACGAATTAATCGTGGATCTTTAAAGAACATGCGAACTGCTTTTAGCATTCCCACATTTGTAGATCCTTCTCCAAACATGCGTAACATCCAGTTGCGTAGATGATCACGATTAATCTGCCCGGGAACTCCGGGAACATTTTCACGAAGCAAGTCATAAAACTCTGCGATGATGTCGTTAACATCCCAGTCCTCTTCAACACGTTCGTTACGGCGCATGTGTTTAGGGACTGCCTCAAACTTTGTGCGCTTGTACTTTGCGTTTAGTCGTGCTTGACGGTCTTCAATTTTTCCTACGGCGCCTGGTGTTGCGTCCATCTCCTTGGCGACTTTCTTCTTTGGCGATGTTGAATCTTCTTCTTCAAAAGGCCAACCCATATCTTCTCCTTCCCGTCCGTCAGGACCTAGAGATAAAGTACGTAGTACTTTATCTCTCTTTAAGCTAAGTGACTTATCGCTAGTATTAGTACTAGCGACTGTCCCACTATTAATGTATAGACTGCCTGAAAAACCGCTGACGGAAAACCCGTCACTGGTTTTCTTTACATAAGGCATATTAAGGTCTTCTTCAGCAAACTTCCAATAGGTGCGGAATTGACCTTTTACTCGATGCTGTTCCATTTTGATGTAGCCAGCTAATTCAAGTTCTTTCATAGCGCTACGTATTGCGTCTCGTCCCTCATTAACATCTGGGCGATCCACAGCTTCCTCAGCAGATATGACTCTACCGATTTCTAAATAGAAATAAAAAAATCCCACGGCTCGTTTTGATAACCGCGGATCTGATGCGGGTGATTTCATAAGCCCTCCTTCAAGGGAGGACTCTAGCGTGGTGGGACCCTTGGTGGCAACTTGGGGGCTGGGGCGCTCCACTCGTCTACCAAGAGGGTAAAGACTAGGGCTAAAAAGGCCGCTGCAAGCCCATAGACGGGCAAATAAAGGATCTTAGTATCCAGGACTAGGGTTGCTCCTATAGAGGCTATAAGAGCCACTAGACCGCGCCATTTGCCTATTGGACGTATCAAACCTTCTATAGCAGACAGCAAACAGGCAGAAGCCAAAGCGGCTATAAAGACTGTTTCCATGGCGCCTCCTATTGACGGAATATTACCCTATCCACGTCGAATACTATACCTGGGGCAGGAAGATCTGGAGTACATTCAATTTTAATGTCAGCTTTAGACGCCCCATAAATTTCAGCTTTTGGAGCGTACACGGAAATATACGCCCAACGATTTAGTGCCTGTATACGTACTGTTTTAACTTTAGTTTGTAAAACAACATTTGACTCATCATAAAACCTAGCTTTTAATGTGTAGTTTCCAAAAGCATCCGCGTTTTCAGGTTTAATGGCTACAGATGCGTAATACCCCGAAAGGGTATCTATTAGTTCTATGTCACTATGTATTCCAAAAGTAGTTGCCGCAGTAGACGTAACTTTTCCAAAAGCAACTCCATTTGTGGAGTACTCGTCAAATAGCGTTCCTCTAAATACTGCTCTAGTTAAAAGTGAGGAATCAGTATTCCACCCATCAGTAGAGGATTCAAAAGAAGGAGACTGTAAAATTGATGGTGTTAATTCTGGAAATTTAGGGGTGGGTAATCCTGGTCTTAGTTCCCAGCTTGCAGCATAAGGAAGAACTAAACTAATAGTGTCTACTAATCTTGCAGCTTTAGCTGCATAATTAGTCCAGCGATAACTACGACCAGAGGATGTGGAGTCATTTTCCCACTTACAATCGCTTGTTTCTATAACTTCTTCATTGATAGGATCAGCCGGAATATTTGCGCCATCTCCATCAAAGTATGTAGACTCTACTCCACTACGTTCTAGTTGTACTCCGTCTACATAAAAAATATCTCCAACTTCTGGATTAGTTAAAAATAAAGAAACTTTTGCTGACGGCGCTCCCGCGTCTATTACATAGGTAGGGGCTACAGCAGTTACCTGTACTCTAGTAGCAGAAGTTGATACTTCTTCTTCTATAACCTCTACGTAATAAGAGCCTGTAGGGTAATAGTCCCCGTCCTCATCAGAAAGAATTTGAGACTGATCTTCAGCAGACTGTAATGAAGAAAATTCAAGACGAGCTGTAATTTCTTTTGAGGACTGAGCACTAACATAAGCAGTAAATGTATATGCTTGTCCGGCTCTTACCGGCATCCAATCACTTACTATTCCAGCCCTATCTGTAGTTGAAGCAACATACTGTGCGGCATAGGAACCCCTATGGATTGCGTAAGCTGGCGTGGTTACCCTAGTCAAAGTGCCGGCGTGCGGTGTCCAAAAATTTGTATTATTTTCAAAAGACGGGTTGTGAATAAGATTAGTTTTATCTCCATCTGCATATATAAGAACTTTTCTTGCATCTTCAAACGTAGTGGTTCCATCAGCAACTGCAAGCTGTAGCATGTCTATAAAGTATTCAACTTGATTGTTGTTATTTGTAAAGGTAAGGGTTATAGATGCATACGCCGCGTTATCTGGTGACAGTTGGCCATTTACTCCAGAGTCCGATTTTGATGCAAATTCTTGCCAAGTAGTTGTACCAGTTAGCGCTGTATTATTTGCTGTTGAAGATATCAAAGTACCTGCTCTGTCATACCAATTGATCTTTGCAGCAACTGATCCGGTTTTATTAGAGTCTTTTATTCTTAACCAACCAGTAAATCTATATCTAGTTGCAGGTTTTACAGGCACCCCGTATAAAACTTTATCTGCAGAGGTTGAAGGTAAATTAAGAACTGGAGAAGTGTTGTGTCCATGAATCCAACCAAACCCTATAGATCTAGGATTAAACCCAGGATTGTAAAACAGTTCTGGGCTAGGTGGACCTATAGCTATACCAACTGTGGCAAAAGAATCAGAGTACTTTACCTGCGCAAAATTACCTACAGAGGTTACCCAATTTCCAATTGACTCTTCAAAAGAAGAATCATTATAATTTAAAAGAAGATTTTTACCAACTTCTATTTCTGGAACCCAGTGAGTAAGAGCGGTTACATAAGACTGTATAGACTGTGTGCTTCCTTTAGTTGCATTTACTTTTTCACTAACTCGGTACACGCTTCTGTGGTAAATGTCTCCCAAAACAGGTTCATAACTAAACCCACGTTCTTCTATTTTAGATTGTAATAGTTCAACGGGGGTGTACTTATAGTCCATTGATAACTCTAGTACCTTAGCTTCGGTTCTTAACTTATCGTACGCAAAAGCATACCCAGAAAGAACGTCATTTAAATAGGTGTCATCAGGCTCACCTATTTCGTCTCCTTCTATATTTAGCCAGGCAGCTGGCAACCACTTTTCTATTTTTACTAAAGTAGGGGTTACTGACTCATCTACAATTACAGTTGAGGTGTTTCCGCAGTTAATCCAATCATCGCCGTCGAATATCCAAAGAGAATAGGTTACCTGTCTTCCTCCATCCAAAGGTCCATCTATAGCGGTAGTCCTATAATTTGAAATGGTTCCACTATCGACAATTGTCCCATCATAAGGATCATCAGCCGCACCGCTAAAATTTCTGTTTATTCTCCAGTGCGTAACTGTTGCAGCTACTCCCGGACTTAATTCTTTTTCTGGGTCTGTTAATACAGAGCTCCAATATAGATAAACTGCACCATACGTAAGTGGAATAGCCCTAAGATTTCCGTTATAGTACGCACGATTGTTTTCTATCTGGCCATATTTAAGTCCAGCCTGTCCGTATACAACAAACGAATAACGACCCATTTAGTTACATTCCGGCTAGAAGGAAGGGGTCAAACCTAACTGCTTGGGCTGTTGCATATGCTTCGTTAGCGGTAGTGTTTAACGTGTTGTATTCAGAGCTGCCCACGTATAAAACATTTGCTGTTCCAACCTTAGGTTGAGCATTTCCGTTTAGATTAAACCCAAGAGTATTGGTAGAGTTATACGCTTCAAATAAGTTGCTTGTTACCGTGGTTGAGCTATTTTTTAAAGTTAACGCAACAACGTTAGCTACAGTCATGTTATCCCCAGCCTTAAGCAAATATGGGGAAGTAGGAACGCCATTTACCAAGCCACGTTCAATATTTGATATGCGCTCATCCAAAGAATTCCAAGAAGATGTAGAGGCAAACGTTCCTGTATAGTTTGAAGTTAATAAACCATTAGTAGCATCAACTGTTCCATTAAGAGCAATTTCAATGGCACGTACTTCATCTTGTAGCGAGTTAATGTGATCAGCAAGAATGGTATCTTGAAGATCTACTTTTGTAGTAAAGCTTCTTACCGACGTGGGAAATGAGGCTGGCATTATTTTTCCTTTTCTAGGCTATTCCACCGGTTAGGTTGAATACAAGGTTAGTAGGCAGAAGGTATCCAATTTGTCCTGCACTTAATGAGATTGTACCGACAGATGCCGCGTTAGTTGTATTGAACTTGACCAAGGTTACGTCTTCTACACCTGGAATTAGGGCCACGGTAGAGATTACAGAAGACATAGTTATTGTTTTACCAAATTCACTATTCTCATAGGAGAACAGACCTCCAGCATTTAAAAGAGCTTTTGATATGTTCAGCTTTACAGCGGATTGTTTATAGGAATTGTTTATTGTTACTGCTAAGGTTAAGTATACGGGAACATATGTTGGGGCCTGTACGGTTACTGTAGTTCCCACAGGAATTTTATCGTCTAAGTAGTTTTCTACTCTATTTTTTATTTCTGTCCATGAATTTGTAGCAACAGAGTTCACAATACCTGGAGTAACAGTTCCGTCGTCTTGTGGTTGCATATATAGGGTGATGTTTGTATATACCGCACCAATAGCTTTTGTACGACCTACCTGCGCCACTGTATTTGCTAGGTACTCAAAGTCAGCTAAAGTAATTGCTCGTTTTTTAGATATAATTGCGCCCTTAATTTTTTTTCTAAGCTGTGGCCCAGAATCAGCATCTGCTCCACCGACAGCGGCAGATCCGTTACTTACTCCAATTAAAGAAAGAACTTCAGGATCTCCATTGCCAGGAATAAAGGTAACTTCTTCTATCTTATCAGCAAATATATTTCCAGCTATGCCGATGCTTACTTTATAAAGTGCACTGATTAATTGGTTTGCCTGAGGAATTAATCCATTGACGCCATCTCCAAATATTACCGTGGTAGTACCGTCTGCATTTAACCTTGTAGTAAACACCAAATCTCGTGGACTAGAATCTGCAAGAGACTCTACGTATGTCCACGGCGTAAAAGCGGTTCCTTGTCCTACGTACACAACTAAGCTATTGTCTACAATTCCGGTGTCAAATAGATCAAACTCCTGAGCGGAGGATCCATCGGATGTTCCTACGCTTACAGGAAGGGGCTTATATGTAGTTGGGCTAATTAAATCTGGACGATCTGTGTTAACTGTTTTTCCTTCTCGTGTTAATACTGAGATGCTTTGTCCAGGTTGCAACGCAATTATTGCCTCAACTGTTTCAAAATACACTTCGCTATAGTTACCTGTAGTTAGTGGGGCCATTACTTGAGTACCAGCAGGTAGGGTTACGTTAACATCTCCATTATTTAAAAAAGTAACTAATAGTTCTGCGGGGGTAGGTCCTGAGGGTTTATAGCCGTAAAGTTCTGCAAATTTAAGGAGGGTCTCCGTCTTTACTGCCGTATCAACCCCAGTTTCGTTTGCTACTCGGTCTAGGTAATAAGACATGATGTCGCCCATATAAGCAAAGGCGTCAAGAAGGACTGCCCCAAAATCTGACTCATCCTCAGCATCCCAGTTAAAGTTAGTTCGTTGGTTTATTAAACGAACTAAATCAGCACGCAAAGCCTCATAGTCTCTAGAGGTGTAATCTATTTGCATTACTGAGCCGCGCTTTCTATGAGTCCATTAGCGCCAAATACTGCGCTACTTATGGTAACAGAGGTAAGTCTATCGTTTGGAAGTGCCGCTACGATGGTTATATTCGCATAGCCTTCAGAACTAATTTCATCTAGGACTAGGCTAGTAATACGAAGTTCTGGAAGCCACCGATCCATAGCCTCGGTAATGGCTACCTTAGCAGCCGTATAAAAGTCATTATCGTTTTCAAACAAAGCGCTAGCTATGTCTGTGCCGTAGTCCGGATTCCATGGTCGTTGACCTTTGGGGGTGGATAGTAGTGTCAGCATCCTATCCATATAAATTTTAGACTCGGTGGTTACCGCATCTAGTTTTCCAAAAAGGTCTAGGGTAAACGGGTAATTTATTGCTCTCATGCTTTAGCTCCTATCCATACGGGAAATTCGGGATCTCCACCCTCAAACATAACCCACACATTTGATCCAATTTTAGGTACAAACTTTCCTACAAAATTTACTGAAGTAATAGCACTGCCCGATAGAGCCGCCCCCGCAGAAGATCCTTGGCACCCCACCTCTAGATAATCTTTTGCTTTTAGTTCCAGGGTATAGGCAAGAGATACCTGGTGTATTGGAGCAGTTCCATTATGGTTGATTACCATATCTGTATGGTTACCGGTAACTGTACCCCCACCAGATGGGGCTACATGAGTATACGCCGTTATAGTGTGTCCGCTGATCCATCCTAAAGCTGTTACTGTTTGAGTGGTATTGGCTACGGCAATCCCGTTTTTTCTTAAAGATAAAGATATGTTGCTTTGACCCAAAGAGTTTTTTGTAAAAGTAGCTAAGGAGTTTATTAAATAAGTTCCTGTTTCAGGTATGACAATCTGTGTTCCATTCACAGTAATTTTATTAGCATTCTGTTTTGTCCAACCAGTAATTGCTGCTATAGAAGTTGTAATAGTCTGGGTAGACGAAGACGTAAAAGTTCCATACGGCATATTTACATCCGCAATTTTTCCTGTTACTTGGTCAAGCCAACCAGAGCTTTCAGTTCCAGTTACTTGAGGAACTTGAACCTTTATGCGACCCTTTTTAAGGGGATCAGTTACGTCCACAACTCTACCTGAGTACACTCCAAAAAATCTGACTCTTCCTAAAGGATCTTGCATATAGTTAAGGTCATTAATTTCTCTCCCGTTCATAGCACCCTGCTTGCTTTAGTAGCTTGCCAAGATGTGCTTCTCTTTACCGCAGAAAAGTCTGGTATAGAGTCTTGGTATAAATCCGGAGAGTTTACTGCTGGGGTTACCGCCGTATCTCGTGGCTTTATATTTACTGATTCAATAGGTGGCTTATATAACTCAGTATCATTTACAGAAAAAGCGTAATCAACTAATACGGACTCTGCTGGAACAATATTTTGTCCAGCTAATTCCGAATTAACATCCCTAGTTTCTACAGATTTGTAAGCTTTAGGGTTTTCTTCTCCAAGCACGTCGGTACCTAACTCTACTTCAAGCATGTAGTTAGCAGGTATTCTTCCAAATCTATGAACAACTTTTAGAACTGTCCAGTATCCAGACATTCCGTTTGGTAGGCCATCAATATAAATTGGGTCGTAAGGACGTATTCCAGCGTTACCAACTAGCGTAGCTGTAGCTCTATACGCATATCGTTTAGTTTCTGCCAAATCATTGGCAATTGCTTTTGCTTCTGTTAAGCTTGTAGTAACTTCGTGCACGTGATGTTTTTTGTATTTTGCTTTTGGTTTACTACTAGAACTAACTTTAGAATACTTTGTAGATTTAGATGGCATCAAAGTACTCCTTGCTTGGTACTACTTTTCCTAAGCTTTCTTTTCCAACGTAGTCTTTTGTAGCGTGGCTAGTAGATATGATTCCTCCAGAAGAGGCATTAGTACCGGTCATTACTCGATCTACACGTACTCCGGTTTCTAACGAATCGTCAGAAAGATTTGGAGTAAATCTAAAACAAGTACCAACTTGTCGTTCTTCTTTTGTTAAACCGTCTACGTATCTAAAGTATGGAGCCTTAGCTTTTTTATCCTGATAAATTTTATCCTTAGAGACAAAAAATACGGTAGTATTTTCTGTTCTTAAAGCAAAACCGGTTTGCTTTGCAAGGCGTCTCATTATTTGCCAATCGGTTTGTCCAGCTTGGACAATAGATTCTCGTAGGCGGGGATGCCGTTGAGTTACGGCGGTCATGCCCCTTTTCTTAGCAATTTTTGTTATCACCTGATCAGCCGTTACTTTTTTAAATACAACTTGATCACTGTCTTTTAGCACTGCTGATGCAGATACGCACCATATCTCAGTAACGTGTGCTTTTACTGTTGAGACCGGGTTTATTTGATAGACGTATCCTTGGAATGTAGAGTTTGTTCCTGCGCTATCATATTTAAACTCTACTGGATCAGAAGATACAATACTGATGTTATCGGCTTCAGACTTACCTTTAAAGGTAAGAACTAGGATATCGTGTGCTTCTTGTTCTTGATAAAGATCTGCGCTTATAAGTATTAGGTCAAGCTCTGGAGTCTTTGGAAATTTTACAGAGAAATCTGAAAGCCAAGGAGAAGCCGAGGACTCAAATTGAAAGACCTCTGAAGCCGTGGATAGGTTATCTATTGACATACGGGATCCTAATAACGGTTCCTGGCTCAATATCAAACGGGTCTGTTATTGTCGGGTTTATCTCCAGTATCTTCCACCACAGCACCGAGTTAAGCAGATGCTTATCGGCTAAGGCTCCTAGGCTATCTCCAAACACCCAGGTGTAATCAAAGAAGCTAATGTTACCTAACTCTTCAAACTCTCTGTAAACAGCAATGTCATAGTTGCCTGTAGATTTATTTTCAAGCTGAGCTAAAGGCCCAGTAAAGTATCTAGAACGACGCGTTAGGTTACTCATTGACTTGGCTGCTCACCTTCTTTTTCAACGTTAGCAGTGCGTACCTTCTTCTTCTTATCAGACCAGGCTTGTTGTACTTTCTCGTCGGTATCGCTAATAACTGGGTACCTAATAAACTGAAGGTCTACAATAGAAAACATAGGGATCATTTGTTCGCTAAATATAACGTGGTTTACGTTTAAAGACGCAAGCGATACCTTGTACCTCATATTAGGGTGGATTTTTAACCATACCGGAGTTCCAGTTATATAACCAAAGTCAGCAGTTTTAGGTTTTGAACCACCCTCGCTATAGCTTAGTAAAGTTCCAGAGCTTTCTTTGGGATCGCCGTTTACTACTCTATATAAAAACTCTAGATCATACTCGGTGCCTCTATGTAGAATTCCTTCAACTTCTTGCGCAGTTAACCCTCTAGGATAGTTTTTTGAGTAGGGTTGATTCTTACCCTTTAATGGAGCAAGCTCAGTCATGTCTACTACTCGGTTTAGGTATAGCTGAACACTCACGCTAAAGCTTCCACCAATATAGTTGGCTGGATCGTGTGTTGCCAATATCCAGTCAATAGAGGTATCCATTTGAGTACCATAAGAGACGTAGGTAGGGTTGTATATAAACCTAAATCCCCAAGGTTTTTTTGTATCCGCATTTAATGCTTTAGCTGTCTGCGTATCTTGAAATAGCATTCCTAAGACACCTTTTTCTGAGGTCTCTTGATATAAAAGATCCTTTTTACCTGGAACAACAAAACTTGCTCTACGAGTTGTTTTAGTATCTTTTAGGTATTGGTCTTTTATTTTTGACCAGTGGGAAGGACTTCTAGTGTAAAAATGGTTGGGAGGATTAGTCCTAGAGTAGTCTTTAAAATCTTCTGGTCTTCCCCTATCAAAATCAGGTTCTTCTGAAGGTCCACCATCTTCAGCTTCTTTACAGGTGTTGTTCCTAATTTCAGTTAATCTTGTTCTTGCCACTCTTCCGTGGTCTACCCCGTCGGGTCCAGGCACCCCCACCTTACTGTCATAGCCAATATAAATGGTTTGCACATTCTGTTTTAATACTGCGGGGCTCATATTGTCAGCATCTAGGGGGTAATACCGTAAAGACCAATTTACAGCGTTTGGTTTGATATCCAATTCTTTAATTACAGCAGCCCATCGATTGGGGGTAGAGCACCTATCTAATGCAATTAGTTCTTCCTGGTACGCCTCTTGTTTTACAATTTTTGGTATAGATGTGGTTTTGGATATAGCGTTAGTAAAACTTATGCCAGTAACATATGTACTACTGTGAGGAAGAACTTCTCTATCCTCGTTTGAATTGTTTTCATTTCCATTTTTCTTTAGTTTTACATAAATATCTGGTTGAAGAAACACATTTGATTTCTTCGCTCTTACGGTAAATACAAAAAGTCTTTTTGTTGTTTCTGCGTCTGTAGTTACACCACTGTTGCTTACGGTGTAGCCTGGGTCAGTGTAGTAAGGAAAATCACCAACAGTTTTTCTTTTAAATAATTTTTCGTGCTTTCTCCACTCAACTTCGCTAATTTCAAAGTTTGCTGCTTGGGCATTCCTATAAGAGTCTAAAACATATACCTCTAGATCATCGTCTCTGGTTAAAGGAGTTGCAGGACTTGTGGGATTAAGTTGAAGAGCATTTTGTTTCCAAACTCTCACTACATAGTAAATAGTATTGCCTTTGTACACGCTTTTATTATCTGTGTTGACTGGGACTGCAACGGCAGTTTGACCCCCAGCCTCATAGCAATCTACGGTCCAAAAGTATGCTGGGTACCCAGCTTGATATACAGAGTTTGCATCCTGTACGGAAGAAAGGTTCTTATATGTCCAAGCCATTAGTTAACTCCCAGTCCATTCACCTTAAACTCATCATTGATAGCCTTCTTTAAGCTAGAAGCAACTCTGGTAATCTCTGCACTACCTAACTTATCTACCTTAAGCTGTAAGTCTACCTTTACGTTTATTGTTTGATTGCTAGTCACTGATCCAGATATAGATCCAGATCTTCTGTATCCCGCTGCACCTGTAGTTTCCATAGCCATGCCAGCAGTTGCAGGGTTGTCTCCACCGATACCTGCTTGTTCCCTAGCCATAACTGCATCATCTAAGAACTTGGTATAGTCACCGGTATTGTGGGATACCCACCTAATCCAGTTTCTTCCTTTGTTCGTCATGTGATATGCAACTTTGGCATTAGTTGTGGGATTTAAAAGATCACCAAGCCCCTTTAATTTAAACTTGGTGCCGTGATAGTTCCATTCTTTCTTTATTCTATCGTCATAGTTTTTGCCATCCATATTGATCTGGAATAGACCATAATCCTTACTACGCTTATTAATAGTTCCAGAATTACCACCAGATTCTGCCAATGCAACAGCAAACGCAGTATCTAAAGCTTTTCCTCTAAAACCAATATTATGTAAGAATTGAATTAGTCCCTTTCTACTTCCCCCAACCATGGACCCACTGTCACCAGACACTTTATCTATGGTGTTGTTTAAGAAATGTTTCCCACCAGATTTTCCAAATCTTATGCCTTGTTCAATATCATCTGCCGGAAACTCTCTTTGGAAATCAGCAAAGTTTACTGGGGCTCCAGACATCATAGAGCTGCTTAAAGACTCACTTAATGGCACACTGCTTAGGTTAGACAGCGTTCCTTCAAAACGCAGCCCCTCTCCAGAGTTACGAATAGTTTTGCTTTTAATGTCTTCTTTTTCTTTACCTATTCCTAAAAATCCCTTTACAGCACCAAAGATGTTGCTTACAGCGCTCTTAACACTACTTACTAATTTACCAAAGAAACTCTTAGGGTTTACTCGCCCTTGTGCTCCAACTCCGCCAGGATCTCTAAGCTCAAAGTGAAGGTGAGGACCTGTAGAAGTACCTGCTCCAGGGGCACCCCTCTTACCACCAGACTTTGCGATTACATCACCTTTGTTTACTTGCTGCCCAACCTTTACTAAGATTTGGCTTAAGTGTCCGTAAAGAGTGCTCTTTTTTCCGTGATTTAAAATTATGTAGTATCCGTATTGCCTATGTGTTCCGGCATGTGTAACCGTACCATTAGCTGCTGCAACAATTGGAGTACCTACTTGTACACCGTAGTCAATACCCCTGTGGTACGCAGAAATTTGTGGGTTCTTTGAGTTATCTCGAGGACCGTAATGAGAAGTAACTCTAGTACCTGCCGGTACAGGCATACCAAATATTTGACCTTTAGTGTCTTGATTGCCCGGACCCTTACCTGTTGTAAATCCTTTTTGTGGAGCAGACATAGATCCGGCAGGCATATTCTGCATACTTGTGCTGTTGTCTCCACCAACACCACACTTATGTGGCCCAACATTTCCGTGAGTGCAGTCGCCACCTTGTCCGTAAGGATTTGCTATTGATCCCACTCCACCAGCCACAGTTCCTGCAACTGCTCCAGGTATACCGCCAGCAGCTAAACCAGTTAACGCACCCTGGCCTAAATCAAACATAAAGTTACCGCCAGCACGAAGCCAGCCAGGACCCACCTGCATCCTCTTTTGTAAAAACTCCATGCCTTGATATACGCCAAGTGCAAGTCCAGCTCTTCCTAATCCTTTTACAAAAGGACTTTTAAATCCGCCCTTAAATAAACCTTTTGCTTTTGCTAAGTATCCTGCTGCACCGGTAGCTCCTGCTGCTGCAGCTGCACCACCAGCAGTAACGCCTCCCGTAGCTGCTGCAGCACCGGCAGTTCCCGCTGCATAAAGTCCACGCATCTTAGAAAGCATGTACATATTCATTCCTACACTTGCTGCAGTACCGGCTACACCAGTTAGAGTAGCTCCGGTATTTCCTGCTGCAGGTAATGTTTGGAGTACGCCACGTAGTGTTCCCAATGCATTTGCAACGCCTGCAGCCTCTTCTGCTAGCTTGCTAAAACCATCGTTAACCGCAGCTGTTGTTCTCATAGCTACGTTGTATCCGCCTACTAAACCTTTTTCTGTAGCCTGTAGCTTACGAGCTTCGCTAGTGTTGTAGCGGAAGTTAGTTCGCATAGGGCTTTCTTGACCAACACCCAAAAGATCTAGTGCTCGGTTTGACCCTTTAAGGTCTTCTTTTTTTAGAGGGCTGTCTTTCTTTGCACGAGCAATGATTCCCATTTGGATAATTCCAGCAAGGTTTTGATCTCCACCAGCAATAGCTTGAATAGTTGCATAGCCTTTAGATCCTGGATTAAGAACTAAAGCGGCTTGTTCTGGAGTTACTTTTCGCCCACCGTATAAAAATCTATACGTGTCGTTAATAATTGCATTAGGTGGTCGTAAGTTTCCTTTAGTATCACGAGCTTGAACACCTATGCGAAGGAACCGCATAGCATTTATGCCGGCTAATCCTTGCGCCATCTGTTCGTTGGTGCCGCCAGTTAATGCACTTAAGCCACCAACTTGTGGCATAACATTTCTAAAGGTGCCGCTATTAGCTGTATAGCCACCACTGTACATAAGGGACATGGCCGCCATGGTTGGACCCATAGCGCTAGTTGCTCCGCCACCTACCGCATTGTTAGATCTTAATATTACTTGACGAGAATTAAGACCACTAATACCTGCTACAGCATCTGCACCTAAACGTTGTGTAACAGCAGCGCTTGTGTTTGGCATCATGCCCATACCAATAGCGCCTACAGCTGCAGTTCCTAGCCCTACCCTACCTGCAATAGTTGCTGCCCGTGAAGCTCCAAACGTGGGCATAGCACCCAAAGAGCTAGACATTCCCGAGGATGATTTACCGCCATTGGCGGCTTCCATATTTTTCTTTATCTTCTCGGTAACTTTTTCAACTTCTTTAAAGACCTTAAGCATTTGCTTTTGGCCTTTGTCCATCTTTGTAAATAGTTTATCGACACCAGAAGTCATCCCGCCAACGATATTATCGTCGCCAGCAGGCATCAAGTTTTCATAACTTGCCAATGCTTCCACCCCTAGGTCTACTAATTGCTCTGTCCAACCAGATCATACGTTCTCGCAAGCTAAGCCCTTTTAACTCTGTCAAAGACCACCCAGGATAAAACTGTGCTAGGTAATCTAATGAAATAATTAAATTTTCGTAGCTAAGCTCTTTACTGAAACAAGTCCGCTAAAGTTAGCGGAAGCGATACCTCCTGACCGCAAGTTGGACATTCTTTCTTGATTTGTTGAAGTTGTGGGCCGGGGTTGCGTTCTGATATAGCGTTTAGGATTGCTCTACGATCTGAGACGCTCATCTTAAGGACAGTACTTGAATCTAAGATGGGATTGCCGTTGATCTCTAGAACACAGCTCTTTAATACTATGGAGTCCAATTCTGGAGCTGTTTTATTTGTTGCTGTTACTAGTTGCTTTTGTACTACACCGTTTGGAAGCTTTACTTTAACGTCCCCAATTTTACATTTTACTGTAAATACTGGATCGTTTTCTAACTTCTTCATCGGCACATCTTTATCTAAATCAATTGTAATGCTTTTTGTATCTTCACACTTAGAACAGATTTGGCCTTCTATAGCTACTTCTGATCCAAAAGTAAGTTTTCTAATCTCTAACAACAGAAGTTCTCTGTCTCCAGCCAACATAGTATCTAAAAGATCCCTGTCTACTGGCGAATCATTTAGCTTAACAACAGCACGTTCTAGTATTGTCATTAAACCTTTTGATATATCTGAGATTCTTGCGATAGCTTCCTCGTCCGCTCCTGTAAGTTCTCTTACCTCAGCTGTTGAAATAAATTCACCAAACGGAACTTGTAACCCCGCTAACAAAGTTACTTGTGGATCAGAAGGCGGTTTGATTGGAGATTCCTCTCGAACCGCCTCCTGAGGCACAGACTTAAGTGCTTTTTCGGTTAGTTGATTTACCAAAGCGGGATTATCTACCGCGCTTATGGTTGTCGTATCAGTAGTCATTTAGTTTTCCTTATCTAATTTAGAGACTTAGTTTTGCTGCTGATCCTGCTGTAGTCAATCCAGTAGCAAATGAAACATCAAAACCTTCATGGACTAGAGTCATTTCTTCTACCATGAGGGTATTGCCACCCGCATCAAGATTGCTGTATCCAATGTTGGTAATCCAAGCATTGTACACCTTAAATCTCATAGAGGTGTGAAGGTCAGTGTCATACTGACTTCCATTTGATGTGTCATCGCTTCCGGTTAGTGCTTTTGGATTTGGATGACTTAGTACTTGAATATCTATGTCGCAGCGGAACTCAGCTCCTACCCCACTCTGAGCAGTTCCCGTGGAGATAGCGAATAGTCGCTTCATCCATAGGGCATGCTCCTTCTGTCCAAAGGTGATGCCTTTAGAAAGAGTAATTGGAGTAAATGAGCTTTGACCTGGTAACTGATGGAAGTTGGTATTGAATCCACCTTCGCGGTAAGCAATGCTTTCAGTAGAGACAGTTAATCCGGAAACAGAAACGAAACCCATCTTTCCGAACTTATCTCCCCAACCAGTGTCTACCGTACCTACTGGATCAAAAGATACCAAGAATCGAAAATTGCGAAATTGATCTGTAGCAATTTGACTCAGTGTATTTTGTGGATTTGACATGAGTTATCTCCTATGCATTTCCGGTTAGTTGGCTTAGCTTAATAACGACAAACTCAGCTGGATATTGCAACGCAACTCCAATTTCGATATTAACTATTCCATTTTGGATATCAGTAAAGGAGGTTGTTGAAGAGTCTACACGCACAAAGAATGCCTGTGCCGCAGTAGCTCCTCGTAAACCACCTGATTGCCAGAAGTTAAGAAGGAAACCACTCAGCGTAGTATTGAGGCGTCTCCAAAGATTTGGATCGTTGTTCTCAAACAAAGCAAACTGGCTTCTGTTCTCTAGTTCTTTCTTGATATAAATCAAAGAACGCTTTACGTTGATGTAACGTTCATTTGAAGTATTGCGAAGTGTACGTCCACCCATTGACACAATTCCTGCACCAGGAACCTGGCGAATTGCGTTGATAGGCTTAGTGCTATTGTTTAACGCATCGAGTTCTGCGTTAGTTAGCAAACGCTCTGTAGCAACTACGTTTGCTAAAGAATTGGTTAGGCCTGCTGGAGTCTTAAAGACACCACGAGAAGCATCAGTAGCAAGGTACTGACCAACCATAGCTGCACCAGGAGCCTGTAGGCGGGTTGCGCCACCAGCAGCACGGAGGCTATCTGGAATTAAGGTCCATGGCCAGTAAGCAGCCGCAACTCCACCATCTGAATCTGGTGCTGCAGCAATTAGGTCAGTTACATAAGTAGCCGCCTGTGCTCTTGTTTGAGCCTGTGGGATATCAACTACTGCAAAAGCGTCTCCGCGTAGTTCGCAGTAATTAACAAGATCTCCCTGTACGTTAAGGGAAATGGTACGATCATCGTTAGTTCCTGTTGGCAAGTAAATGTACGCTGCGTTAGGAATGTTAAAGACGAGTGGGTTTTGAATTGCATCAAAAGTTGCCAAACCATCTGAGTAAT